CAATGTTCCGCCTGCAACAACCACCTGCACGGAAACTTGGTGAATTACCGCGTCGAACTAATCAAAAAAATCGGGCTAGAATTGGTTGAGTGGCTGGAAGGCGAACATGTACCAGCAAAATACACCATCCCAGAGCTGATCGGAATTCGAGACAATTACCGACTAAAACTAAAAGAATTGCGCGCAAGTGGTTGATTGAGATGCGAGATCAGACCATTCTATGCGGCATGGGTAGGGATGCAGGAAATCATTAAGAGGGGGGAATTATGAGCGACGAAGCCGATATTGCATCAAATGCCGAGGAACTATTCAGGAGCGCCCAGTTAGCCCACATACGGGCGCTGGCAGGCATTGAAATCAAACCGTCGAGGGTATGCCTCAACTGCGGTGAGAAAACCCGCAAAGGGGCTAGATTCTGCGATGTAGACTGCCAGTCTGACCACGAGCGGAGAAATAAAGGTTGACATGCTATCCCAATTTGATATAGAATTCATGCTGAACACTAGCAATGGGCTGGTGTGATTTTGGAGGAAATGAAATGGAATTTTTATCGCTTTATAGTATCGCTGCTGCCTGTTCAAAAACCGGAAGAGTCGGGAGGCAACACAGATCCGAAGCTGATGAAGTTTTGTTATCTATTGTAAAAAGTGGTCATAACTCCGGCGGTAAAGAGCGTATTGCTTTATCTGTAAAAATAAACAAACACCTTGCACAAAAAGCGCGTTTTATCTTTGGCGATCGCCTTGATATTTTAATCTCAAGCGATGGTTCAACAGGACTTATTAAGCGCGTAAAAGAAGGCGGTTTTGCCGCAACGTCATCTGGTAGCAAAACATCCGATATTTATATCAAAGTGACATGGTACGAAGGGATGCCAAAGCCCGAACAGAAAACATACTGTCCAGCAACACTTACAGATGACGGGATTACATTCAAGCTAAAATGACCGGATTTGAACTAAAAACCTTACGCAAACAACTCGGCTTGTCGCTGGCGGTAGCGTCGCGGCAGGTCGAGACTAGCGTATCGACTTGGTGCAGGTGGGAGTCTGGAAAGCAAAAAATACCACTTGGCGCTATCAAGTTGTTCAAGCTACTGAACAAAACAGCCATAACGAAGATTGATTCTCCAAAAAACAATGTATAATGCAAATGCTGGTAGGGTAGTCGATACCCGCCTAACCAAGTTAGCGGAGGCTTCCACTCTTTAAGGAATCCGTTGGTCGGGATTCAAACAGGCACAGCTCGTAAATGCAGGGGGCCGCTCAATCATTACCCTGCGCTAACGCAACATGGGGAAGCCACACAACGAATCCCATGAAGCTGTGCAATAGACTACTTGACTCAGTGGCTCACTACTGATATAAAATCGTCATCAAACCAAAGGCAAAGGCAAAAAACTGCCAAAGAGATCATAAATGGCTGCACGATTAAATCGTAGACATTCTCAAGAGGTGCGGGATAAAATCCAGGCATCCGTCATCATTGACAGGCTGCAAAAGCACGTTAATGGCAAATTAGAGATGACTTCAACACAGGTAAACGCTGCTAACTCATTGTTAGATAGGTCAGTTCCTAAACTTTCACAAATTCAACATGTTGGTGATTCAGATAACCCGGTAGCCTTTACCGAGATAATCCGCAAGATCATCAAATGACTGGATTGGTTATTGAGACAGCTTCGGTATTTGAGCCATTATTGGCTCCATCTCGTTATAAAGGCGTTTATGGTGGCCGCGGTTCAGGGAAGTCTCATTTTTGTGCTGACCTATGGCTGGATGAGAATGTACGGCAAAAACTAGACTTCGTTTGCCTTCGTGAAACCCTAAAATCGCTTGAGTTCTCAGTAAAGAAGCTGCTAGAGAGCAAGATAGAACAACACAACGCTGGCGCATACTTTGAGGTTCAAGACCGTCGCATCCTATCAAAAAATGGCGGAGTGACCATATTCGAAGGGATGCAGAACCACACCGCCGACTCAATCAAAAGCCTGGAAGGATTCGACCGCGCATGGTTCGAAGAGGCGCAAAACGCATCCGACAAGAGCTTAACCCTGCTTCGCCCGACTATACGCAAGATAGGTTCCGAGATGTGGTTCACCTGGAACCCAAACAAGGACACCGACCCGATTGACCAGCTGTTACGTGGTGGAATACCCCCAAAAGACATAATCCTAATTGAGGCGAACTACACAGATAACCCGTGGTTCACCCAAGAGCTAAATGATGAGATGGAGTTCGATCGGGCCAGGGACTTCGAGAAATACGAGCATGTTTGGCTTGGCAAGTATTGGAGCAACAGCGAATCAAGGATATTCAAGAACTGGGTGGTTGAAGAATTCGACCGTCCAGCCGGGACAATCTATAGGCTTGGCGCTGATTGGGGATACTCAATCGACCCATCAACACTTATCCGCTGCTCAGTGGAAGGCAATCGGCTTTATGTGGACTATGAGGCCTATATGATCGGGTGCGAGATTGTAAACCTTCCTGACTTATTCGACCGCGTCCCGGAAAGCCGTAAGTGGTTCATTAGGGCTGATTCTGCCAGGCCTGAAACAATCAGTTACATGCAGAAGAACGGCTACCCAAAGATGCAAGCCGCGCAGAAGGGAGCCAATTCGATCGAGGAAGGCATCTCATTCCTGCAATCGTTCGATATTGTTGTTCATCCGCGCTGCAAGCACCTGATTGACGAATTGAGCTGCTACAGCTACAAACGCGACAAACTCACCGACGAAGTGCTTCCGGTTATTGAGGATAAGAACAACCACGTCATAGACGCTTTGCGGTACGCCTGCGAAGGTATCAGGAAGGCAAATACCATTAAGCGCGTGGTAGAACCTGCCAGACATACCCGAAAGACAGGCACAAGTTGGCTTGGAGCTTGACAAGATAGGAATTGTGTTATACTTGCCGCACCTATCGTGAGATACGTTATCCCGCAGCCGGAGTTTTACATGCCAAACGAAGACGAAGTTGAGACAACGGAAGAAGAAAATAAAGAACTGTTGAAGGAAGCAGTGGAACGCTTCAAGGAGGCGGAGGAATTCTGGCGCGACAACTACAAAAACGCCATAGAAGATATGGAGTTTAGGGCTGGCGACCAATGGCCGAAGGAGATCAAAGACCTTCGCGCAAACCAGAACCGCCCTTGCCTTGTGGTCGATAAGTGCAACCAATACATTCGCCAAGTCGTTAACGATGGACGGCAGAACCGCCCCTCAATCAAAGTTCACCCGGTCGATTCCGGCGCGGATGTTGAAGTCGCAGAAATCTATCAAGGCGTAATCCGCCATATCCTTGAACGCTCAAATGCTGACACAGCGTTAGATTCCGCCCTCGAATCAGCCGTTGTCGGCGGGATAGGGTTCTTCCGAGTCCTAACCGAATACGCTCACCCCCAGACATTCAACCAAGACATCATCGTAAAGCGAGTCAGAAACCCGCTTACTGTGTTCATTGAACCCCCTAAAGAGGCTGATGCTTCAGACATCGGATGGGGGTTTGTGGTTGATGAAATAAGCAAGGAAGAGTTCGAGAAAGAATACCCAAAAGCCAAAAAGACGAACTGGGAGATCGACCGCGAAGCATACGGAGATTGGATTATCGCAGACAAGGTTAGGGTTTGTGAGTATTGGTACAAAGAGGACACTGATGTTATGTCCCACCTGCTCGAAGATGGCACAATCGAGGATGCAGATACTTACAATAAAGCCGTGGCGAATGGCCTTGAAGTGCCTCAAATCGTCGATAGCCGCACCCTAAAGAAATCCACTATCAAATGGTGTCGTATGACTGGCGCGGAGGTGCTGGAAACCCGCGACTGGCTTGGCCAGTTCATCCCACTTATTCCTGTGTTTGGTAATGAGTACGACATCGACGGGAAAGTTACCTATTCCGGCCTGATTCGCACCATGAAAGACCCCGCGAGGCTGTACAACTACAGCCGTAGCGCGTTTGCGGAACGTGTGGCACTTACCCCCAAAGCGCCGTTTGTTGCCGCTGCCGGACAAGTTGAAAACTACCCAGAGTGGGAAGATGCTAACTCCGGGAACTACTCTGTATTGAGATACGACCCGATGGAGTCTGGCGGGTATTTGGTTGGTGCACCACAACGCCAACAAGCCAGCGATATTCCGGCCGGTTTTGCAAAGGACATGGAACTTGCAGAGCACGACATCCAGGGCGCGATTGGGATGTATGCCGCCAGCTTGGGGCAACAATCCAACGAAAAGAGCGGTAGGGCCATTCTTGCACGGCAACGCGAAGGCGATGTTGGGACATTCCATTACCACGACAACCTTTCCCGCGCAATCCGGCATTTAGGGCGCATTTTGGTTGACCTGATCCCTCACGTGTACGACTCAAGCCGGGTTGTTCGTATTCTGGGCGATGATGGCTCTGTGGATAACGCCGAAATCAACCCAGAGCAACAGACTGCCGTGCAGAAGATGGGCGCGAAGTCAATCTACAATCTGAATGTAGGCGTTTATGACGTTGCGGTGAGTGCCGGAGCCTCATACACCACCAAGCGCGCAGAAGCTGCCGAGGCAATGGTTGAACTTACCCAAGCGAACCCTCAACTATTCCAGTTGGTCGGCGACCTTATGATTCGCAACATGGACTGGCCGCAATCTGAAGAGATTGCTGATAGGCTTAAACTCATGTTGCCGCCACAACTGCAACAAGCAGAGGATGACGAACAGCCGCAGATTCCGCCACAAGTCCAACAAGCGATCCAACAAGCGCAGCAACATATCCAGCAACAAGACCAAGTCATCCAAGAAATGCAGCAAGCATTACAGGACAAACAAAGCGAACAGCAAAAGATGCAAGTTGATGCTCAAGTCGCGCAGATGAACGCCCAAAACGAATCATTGAAGCTCCAGATCGACCAATTCAACGCCGAGACAAACCGTATCAAAGTGATGCAAGAAGCCCAGCCGGAGGATAGTGGCATCGAAGCTGCAAAGCTCCAGATTGAGCAGATGAAGCTAGAACTTGAAGAGCGCATTGCCAAACTAGACTCGGACACAAAGATACTCATCGAGCAGATGAAGATCGGTGGGAAGATGTGCGAAAAGACATTGGATATTGATAGCGAAGTGAGCGCCTACTCTCAACACAACCCAATGGAATAGGCAAACATTGATATGTTAGTGGATTACTAACACGCAGACCGGCGATACAGGACGTTACCAGCAGCCACGTTACATGCTGGACAAATTGGGGTAACTGGCAAGCCGCCCCACGCAGACACGATCAACACATGCGGCAATACGGGCTACTGT